GTCCTGTGATGTATCCTGTTCCTGTAACAGTCTTACCAGCGTCACCATTTGAAGTCTTACCCATAAAGAGTGTGAATTCAACTAGATCTTTATCTGTTGACATGCCAAATATTCCTTTTAAAGATGCTGTGCCTGCCGCAGATGTGCCGTCACCAAAGAATGAATCTTGGTTAAGCACAAGGTTCATACTTAAACTGTTAGTTGCTGTAGTGGCAATTTGTCTTTTTGCCGCCGCATCTAACTGTGTCCAAGTAAAAACATCGTTTGCCGCGTTTAGGGTAATATCTTGTAAACTAGGAACATCTAACTCATCATTTGTCGCATCAGAAACGATTTCCAATTTAAGAGTTGCCTCTACATTGGATGTTCCTGGTGCTGGATAAATGTATTGTTCAGCCATGTTGTGTTTTCCTTTTTAGTTTAGTTTTTAATGTTAGTAAACCTAAGTTCAATCTGTGTTACCAATTGGTCACCATTAGCATAAGTGCTAGTGACAATGGCTCTTCTCTCAGTATAACCTGTGATAGTGCTTATGTCCTTTGCCGCCTTTGCATATGTTACCAATGCATCATAGTTTGAAGGTAGGGTTTTAGCGTCTGTGACAACATAGACAGAGACAGTAGTGGTTTCGGACACTATTGAACATCCATCTAATGTATCAATTAAGGGTTCTTGTTCAGTTGATGGGTTGTCAACATATAACTGCTTTAGATTCTGCAAGTAAAGTGCTGTGCCGTTTTGATCAAACGGTAGATTTTGGCTTACGCCGAAACCACTTGGCTTGTTGTCTTCTAAATAGGTTAATAGTAAACTTCTCATTACCTGATCCTCTTCATTTGAACAACACCTGGCGTCATCTCACTTGATAAGATTGTTCCTGTGCCATCAAAATCATACCAATCCCCGGCAGTTATAAGTTCGTTAAACAGTTGTATGTACTTCTGTTCATAATAACCTAGTTTCTGCTTTTCGTCGTTATCGTCTGAGCCAAAGTCTGCTACTTTTGGAAGTATGTAGTAATACATGGTGTAAAAACAACATAAGTCTGTAAAGTCATCTCTTCTGGCTTGGATTTTAAGTCCACTTGGGCTTGGAATATCCGCTACAGTTCTGATAGTAGTTGCTCCTTTGTCTTGAATAACAAAGTAACTTCTCCACCAATCCGTGCTACGAATATTGGATAAGATTTTTGCGGAAGACCTAACTAGTAAGTCTGTAACCACATCTTCTGTTAAGGCCTCATTTGCCACAAACAATCTGCTGTCAGTTTCAGTCATATCTGTATACTGAGCAAAACTAACAAAGTTTGTTGTTGTTTCAATGAAAGCCATATTCAATTCGCCTTATTAACTAATGTCAACAGTTACAAGTCTACCAAATCCTGGTTGAATTGCTGTTGCGCCTGATACACCTGTTAAAACTAAATCAGTTGCACGATTAGCCGCTTGGTATTGCTCATTAGCACTAATACCGCCACGCATTGCATGACCAATAGCACCTGGAGTGAATACAGCACAACTAGCCACATTTGATCCATCTACTGGAACTAGGCTTGATTCAATAATTGAACAACCTGCAATGTTAGCCACAAAGTAGTTAGACAAAATGTCGTTACCAACATTTGTGTTTGCTGTGTAGGCACTAGTTGCTGTTAAACTTTTCTTAAGTTCATTAGCCGCTGTTGGGTGAATAACTGCGTAGAATGGACCAGTCATTTTAGCCGCTCTTAATTGTGCCATTGCATTCATGATGTCATCAACGCCAAAGTTTGCCGCTGTTACAGTTGCACCTGCTGATGTTAAATTATCAAAAGTTCCAAATGCTTGTGTGTCCATTGATTCAGCGATTGCTCTACCTGATTGCTCACCTAATTGTGACATAACATTTGATTCTGCTGAGTTTTTCAACATATCTGTTACTTGGTGGTAAACAACATGCTCAGATAATGTAATTAACGCCTGAGTTGTGTTTGTGTCTTTGGCTGTTGCCGCAGATTCATCTGTGATGTTTTCTGCTGAGATTGAACTCCATACAGGAACTTGTAATACTTTTCCTGCGTTTGCTGGAGCGTCGAAAATTGTAGTAATTTGTCTTGCTACTGAATTTTCGTATGCCGCGAATTGTGCCG